CGCTGACCCCCTTACGGCGGCCAACGACTACGAAAACCTCGTGTTTTACTGCGTCATCGATCGCCCCGAAGTGGGCTTTTCGAGTTCGCAAGTGCAACAGCTAGTGGCCGGGTTCAATGCCTGGCTCACTGGTACGATGGTGAATAAGCTTTACGGACTAGAGTCTTAGAGACTCACGTAGGAGCCACGTCGTTCGAAGACCACCTCCGTTAGGAGGGATCTTGAAAAGCGACGTAAGTAACCTATTGGAGCTCGTGGAGTGCGTCCTTCTGGACGCAGCCGCGAAGTGTTCTGTGGCAGTCTCCCTTGAGCGCGATCTTTTTACGATCCGCTCTCGTGTCGAAATGGAAGGGTTATCTTTTCTTACGATAACTCTTCCGGACTTTTGTCGAGATTTTGAACGATCTCTCGACGAAGGTCAGATCTCCACTTCACTTTTCCGTTCTTTTAGGAAAAGTGGAGCAATCCCAGCATTTCTGCAAGGTATGCTCGGATATCTCTTCGACAAGGAGACAGGAAGGGCGATCTTTGATGAACCCCCGCATCAACTTGATGCAGCAGTTCTTGTGGAAGGCGTGCGTCAAGCATGCCTCCTCTGCAAGAAATTGCTGGTCCCTTGTTCCCCTGAGAGGGAGAGCAAGGCGATTGAGGAGTTTATCCAGATCGAACGCGATATGGAAGAGTTTTCTGAGCCTCCGGTTGATTCTGGTAGCTTTGATGCTATCAGTGATCTACTTTGGTCTAGCGTCTTTTATGGCTTCAACCATATGGACGTGGAACCAAAGCACGGGCCTGGTGCAACTTCTGAAGGACTTGACGGTAACGACAAGTACCATCTTAAGTTGTGGCATGACCGCTTGGAACCTTATTTCCCTATTGTCGGTTCGTATTTCCCGTTGGGGATTGCGACGGACATGGGGTCCAATGAGATCCAAGAAGTGTCGGTCATTGGCGAGGAACAGGAACTTCCCGTAAGGGTTGTTCTTGTTCCGAAAACTCTCCGTTCCCCTAGAATCATCGCGATCGAGCCTTGTTGTATGCAATTTGCACAGCAGGGAGTTAGATCCCAGCTGTACAGTTACATAGAACGGCACTGGGTGACTTCTGGTCACGTTAACTTTCGTGATCAGTCGGTTAACCAGGGATGCGCGTTGAGTGCTTCGAAGGGAGGCCGGCTGGCAACAGTTG